TGTACTCAAACCGCGAGGCCGTGATCGCCACTGGTGCCCAGCCGGTCGCCATCCCGATGGCGTTTGAGACGCTCTTGGCCAGCGAGTCTGTCAGCGGGAGGTGGTGATGGCCATCCCAGCCGGCAGCCTCCGCGAGACCGTTGTGATCGAGAAGCAGACCGAGACGCGGAACGCGTTCGGCGAGGCCACCTCGAGCTGGTCGACGCACGCGACCAGGCGGGCGGCCGTCGAGTCGATCAGCTACTCCGAGACGCAGCGGCAGGGCCGCATCGGCGGCTCTGCCACGTGGGTCGTCCGCTGCCACTACGTGGAGGGCGTCACCGGGAAGATGCGTGTGCGGTGGAAGAGCCGAGGTGATCGCTACCTGTACATCTCTTCGGTCGTGGAGATCGGATCACGGCACGAGCACGAGTTTACGTGCGAGGAGAAAGCCACGTGATCGAAGTCTCTCTTAACAACGACCCGGCGGCCGAGTGCCAGGCGATTATCGCCCGGTTTAAGGAGTTCCCTAAGCATCTTGCCAAAAAGCATGTGCAGGCCTCCATGCGGCGGGCGATCAAGGACGGCATCCCCGTGATGCGATCGGTGACGCCTCCGGTTGGTGCTCGTCGTGGACGCCGCAAGAAGGGCGAAAAGCGATCGACTGGCGCGCTGCGTCGGTCTGTCACCACTAAGGCCAAGTACGTTGCCAAACCTACCCACGGGGCCGTGTACGGCGTGGTTGGCTACAAGGGCGGCACGGAGTCGCGGAAGGCCATCTGGCTGCAGTACGGCACGCGACGAGGCCTGGCATCCCGGCAGATGCTCGAGCAGTTTCACCAGCAGTACGACAAAGTGTCGCTGTCCAGGCTGACGACCGAGCTGGCCGCTGGTATTGAAAAGGCTGCAGCAGAACTGGCAGCCGGAAAGAACCCAGGGAGGAAATAATGCCATACCCTGAACAGTGGCTCAAAACAGTGATCGAGACGGCCAGCGGCTGCCTTGCGTGGCCGATGGAGGCCCCCGAGGGCGCCGCCCTGCCCTACGTGATCTACGGCCGCACCTCGACGCAACGCGAGACGATTATGGCCGGCGTGACTCCAATTAACGTCAACCCGTCTGCCACGTTTTCGGTCCTACTCTATGCGTCAACATACTCCGGCGTGAAGTCGCTGGCCGACTCTGTTCGCGTTGCTCTGCACAACTTCAACGGCACTGCCAACGGCGTGACAATCCGGGAGTGCCTGATCACCGAGGAGCTCGACGGCTCGCCGGACTACCTCGACGGGCAGGATAAGCCAACGTACACGGTCGACCACACGTACCAGATCCGCTGGGAGGAATAAGCCATGCCGGCCATTGCTGATTCGCAGGGAACGACGTTCACGTTTAATTCCGTCTCGTTTGTTGCCAAAAACGTCAAGGTCAAACGGACGCAGGCTTACATCGACACGACGGCACTCTCGGCGGCCGCTGGCTCTACTCGCGTTCTGCAGGCTGCCCCGCTCGTCGATGGCGACCAGATCACGTGCGAGTACATGGGCACGACCGCCCCGGCTCGCGGCACGGCTGCCGCGATTGCCTGCTCGACTCTCGGCATCAGCGGAAGCGCAGTTTGTGAAGACTTTGAGCTGACCGCGGCGGTGGGCGAGCTGATCATGGGCAACGCCACGTTCAAGCTCACCGGCACCTGATAGGCCGGGAGGTCACCCGTGCCAAACATTCCAAGCAGTCAGGGCGCTGTCCTGTCGTTCCGCGGCCAGGTGCTCGGCGTGCTGCAGAACGCCAACCCGTCGTTCAGTGTTGGCAACAAACACGAAGTGACGAGCATGCGCTCGCCTGTTGTCGGTGCTGGTCAGAACGCTCGGGTGCTCCGGCAATACAACGTTACAAGCATTGAGCCAGGCACGATCACGGCTCGGTTCTTGGGATCGCCCGACCTTGATAGAAACGACATCGGCGGGCCTGGGATTCTCTCGTTTACATGGGGCTCCGGGGCCAGCCTGAGTGGCCAAGCGTTTCTCGAAACGCTGGACGCGGAGTTTTCCAAGGGCGAGTTGATCGTGTGGGCCGCGGTGTTCCAGTTCTCTGGGTTTAACTGACGAGGGATCAAATGGGTTTGACTGCCGAAGACATTCTGGGGATCGACGACATCCGCGCGCCGCAAAAGTTGCACGTCAAGGCGTGGAACCGCGAGGTGTATCTGCTCGACCCGACGGCCGACATCCGCGACGAGTGGGAGATATTCTGCGCGTCCAACCAGGGCCAGCGGGCGAGCTGGCGGGCCAAGCTGGCCAGCCTGCTCTTGTGCGACGAGGACGGCAAGCGGCTGTTCACGAGCGACGCTGACGTGGCCAAGCTGGGCAAGAAGAACGCCAAGGCCATGCACGAGATCTGGCAGGCCGGTCAGAAGCTGTTGTCGATCACCGACGCAGAAATTGAGGAACTCGAAAAAAACTGAGAAGCCGGCCGGACGACGTGTTTGTCTACCGGCTGGCCCTCGAGCTCGGAATACCAGACCCGGAGGAATGGAAGAAGCGGCTGACGCTGCGGCAGTTGCGACGGTGGATGGCCTATTGGCGTGTCGAGCCGTTTGGCGACCAGTGGCGGATGGCCGCCAGGACGTCGCTTACGACTGCGGCCGGCATGGGCGCGAAGCCAGACCCGGAGTCGGAGGAGCGATTCCTGCCAAGCTACCGAGACAAGCCACAGACCGAGGAAGAACTGAAACGTGAGCTGATGAAAATCCCCTCATTCCGCGAGCAAATGCAAAAGGGCTGACAGTGGCAACGATCGGCAAAGTATCCGCAGTGTTCTCAGCCAACACGTCTGGCCTGGTGGCCGGCACGAACGCCGCCGGCTCTGCGTTCAAAAAGTTGTCTACCGACGTTGCTGGGTTGCGGTCTGGAATGCGGACGCTGGTGGCCATCCAGGGCGCCCAGCTCTTTGGCCAGGTGGCGTCTGCCGCCAAGGCAGCGGCCGGCGCGTTCTTCAACATGGCGAAGGGCGAGGCGGACGCCATCGACAATACGAGCAAGCTGTCCAGGCGGCTCGGCATGACCTACGGCGAGCTGGCCGGGCTGTCGCTGGCGGGCGACTTGGCTGGCGTCTCAATGGAGACGATCGGCAAGGCGGCCACCAAGGCCGACGTGGCGTTCGTTAAGGCCGCCGAGGGCTCCAGCCTGGCCCAGAAGGCCCTGGCCGGCGTTGGCCTGTCTGTCGACGAGCTGCAGAACAAGTCGCCGGCCGAGCGGTTCCAGATGATGGCCGACGCAATCGCCGGCCTGCCGTCTCCTGCCGAGCGTGCGCGGGCTGCCATCGGGCTGTTTGGCAAGAGCGGAGCGGACCTGCTGCCGCTCTTTGAGGGCGGCGCCGGGTCGATCCGAAAAGCCGTTGATGAGGCCAACGCGTTCGGCCTAGCCCTGACCGACGAGCAGGGCCAGTCTGTGGAGAACATGAACGACGCGTTCACGCGGGCGTATGCGTCGATTCAAGGCGTGGTTCGACAGGTTGTCGCGTACCTCTCGCCTGCCGTCCAGGCCGTCACCGAATCGTTCACAAACTTGATCGGGTCTATTGGCGGCACGACCATCGGGCAGTTTATTGGCGAGGGTATTCTGAGCGGCGCTCAGTTCCTGGCCGGCGTTGGCGACGCGTTGATATCAGGCCTGCTCGTGGCGTGGGATTATGTCGGCAGCGTGGCGTCGATCTGGTCTGGCATCTTTGATGCTGGCTTCAGGTTTGGCTCGTTTCTGGCTGGCGTTGGTCGTGCCCTGCAGTTTGGATTACAGGCGGCCGTGCTTGGCGTGACGGCAACATTCCAGGGCGTGCTGGTGGCCGTGCGTGACGCCGCGGCGCTCGTTGGGCTTGAGTCACAGTCGCTCAACAGCTCAATCGACGGGATGGCAGGATTCAACGATTCCGTTGTTGCGTCGATGAACGAGACCGCCTCGCTGGCCGCGCAGAACATGGCGGCCGCATTCGGTGAGAACGTTGGGCGCGACGCCAGCGGTCCGTTGTCGTCCATGTTTGCCGATGCCTTGCTCAAGTCACGGGCGGACGCGAACGCGATCAACGTCTCAAAACGCGACGTCGTTGGAACGCCAGGCGGCGTGCAGCAGACGCAATCGCGAGAGGCGCTCAAGGGCGTTGACTCAAACTCTCGCGAGGGCATCGCCGAGATGTTTCGGATATTGCGAGGTGGCAGTGACGCAAGCATCGCCGAGCAGCAGCTCGAGGAGCAGAGGCGGACGAACGAGCTGCTATCCGAGAGCGATCCGGAGCAAATCATGTCAATGGTGGGAGGTTAGACATGGCGGTAGTGGCCTGCCTTGAGACTTCGCGTGGGACCGGCATGTCCGGCAAGCATGGGGAATCGTTCACGATTCCACGCCGGTGGATTGTGCGCGTCGACAGCCCGCTCACGTCCAGGCTGCTGATAGCGGCGGCGCCCGGCGTTTCCTACGGCAGCGGATACCCTGACTCTCCAGATCATAAGGCTATGGAATTTGATCTGACCGAGGAATCGGGCGACGGCATGATGTGGGGCGTTACGTGGCGGTACTACGTTCCTCCGCCAGAGAATACGCCCAATCCGTCCACTGGACTGCCTGCTGAGTGCTGGTCCGGCAGTGGTCGGATAAAGACCATTCCCGTATTCAAAGACAAAGACGGCGTTGTGATTGCCAACAGCGCCGGAGACCCGATCGAAGGCTCTGAACGCGAAAGCACCGAGGGGGCGCTGACGCTCACCAAGTGCTACCCGACGCTGGCGTCCTGGTCGACGCTTGCCTCTTACTACTCAAACTCGGTGAACCAGTCCGCCTGGAACACGTCTGCGGCTAGAACGTGGAAGTGTGAGTTTCGGTCTGTGCAGAAGAAGGTCTGCAGCCCAGTCGGGGCCGCGCCGCTGACCTTCTGGGAGGTCGTGTGGGACTTTGTCTATAGAGACGAGACGTGGGACTACCAGCCGTGGGACATCGGATTTAACCAACTCGTCGACAGCACTGGCACGCCAACGGCTGCTGGCACAAAGCGGGCTGTGATCCTTGGTGTTGATAAGAAACCAGTCAAGAGCCCTGTTGCGCTGGTCAGCGGCATTGCAAAAGAGCCCGGAGACCCGCCGGACGCCCTTGCGTTCAAGTTGTATCGTGAGGCCAACTTCTCCGTATTTGGGACGCCGAGCTGATGGCACGTCCGCCCCGAAACTCAAGCCGCAAGCTGTCGCTTACGCCCAACACGGCCAAGCGGATCGCCCGCGCCGTCGTGGCCTTCGAGCGCGGCGGCGGCTCGATCGAAGCACCAGGCCGCCAGTCGGCCGCCGGGGACGACGCCCTGGTCCGCGGGACGTTCACGGCGCCATGGGACAAAGGCAGCACGAAGACCGTCACAGACGCCACATTGTCGAGCGTCACCTACGCGGGCGTGAAGAACTACTTTGCCACCGTAAGTGGTTCCGGCAGTAAGAAGTGCGCGATCGCCTACGTGGCCGGCGAGTGGATCCTGATCGCTGCGGAGTGCGGCTAATGCTAGGCGGAAGCTGTAGTCCGTGTTGCGGGTCTGACGAGTGCTGCGCACAGCTTGAGGGATACGGCTGGAGCGTCACGCCATCAAGCAACGCTTACGGCTTATGCAATCAAGCGCAGCTCAACAGCATTACGTTCGGGTACACCAACAAGCCACCAAGCGACGGCGACGCTCTAAAAACGCAGAACTTCTTTTATTTTTACTGGAAGTGGTCTGACCACCAGACGCTGCTTGTCAGTCCGCAAAGGTACACGCGCTTTGGCATTGCTGAAATAAGCTACCGCGACGAGGCGTTGGGGCTGAAGATAACGACGTGCGCGGGGACTGCCGTTTATGCCCTTGCCGGCCAGGAATCAATCCTTGGCAAGTGCCCCGGCAGCATCATCGACTTCACACCCGAGTCGCTCGTGTCATTTACCCCAAGTGGAAATTGCACGGTCACCGCAACCGGCGGCTTTAAGTTCAGCCGCTACTCGTCTGTGAAAAGCGCCGCAAGCAGTTTAAGTTCTGCGACGCAAATGCACATAAAGGTAACCAATAGCAAGATATCAGTTCTTGACGGTCAGCCGCTCACAGATTTGTATTCTCCAGCAAGCACGCCCGAGGCGGTGGCTTACAAAAGCTCCGACATCACTTTGATTAAAGGCACGCCTGGATCTGCGTGCGCATTTACCCTGAGTGCCAGCAATCTGTGCCCTGTTCCGATTAACAACAGTACGGCTGTGATCTCATCAACTCCGTGCCCGTCCGGACCGGCCTATCAACAGCAGGCAGCGTTTTTCTGGTGCCAGCAAAATAATTCGGCTGAGTTTAATAGTGGCTATGCGATTGGTGGACAGTTTGGAAGCGAATATGCGTTTCCTGAAAACAACAGGCGATATGTAATGCTTTCTCCGCCTACCTCTGATTGCAGCGGATTTGGGGCAGGGGCGTGGCGGATTCAGTTTGTCCTGCCAGTCGCTCAAATCAACGTCTACTGGTCAAAGGTAAACGCGCGATACCAAGACGCGAGAATTCCTGTTTTTGCCAGCGGTTTAGCGTATTTCCAGGCT